TTAATTGCACTGAGTTCTAACGTAATCTTGCAACCCATTAATCATTGTTTCGGATTGTCTGATCCGTTCGATGAGACTGAGATAATCCCGTTCAACGGAGTCATCAAGTCGGGGGACGGTTGCATCAGGCTTGCCGGTGGCGGCGGTGGTTTTGGGCAGTTTTGGACAACTGGCCGCGATGCGCAGCCGCTTAGTACCACTGTTAAGGTCAGCACGAAGAGTTTTAACTTGTGACTTAGCATCTAGTAACTCCTGCATATACTTCGCGTCCAAAGCCGCATTAAGCTGCTGACGGTGAGCCATATCATTAATGGTGGATTGGCGTTCACGGGCTAACTGTTCAGCAGCAATGCGGTCTTTATCCACCTGATGGTATTTATCGCGGTAATGGTCAGCTATTCTCCCAGCGACGACCAACGCCACCAGCAAGATGCCAATTGTCATCATTCGCCAACTGAGATTGATATTCATACCAACAGCGCCGCCCGCGCTTTGTTGTAACGTACCTGTCGATCATCAATACCGTTCAGACCGCCGTTGATAATCTGCGTCACTCGGTAAACGTCAGCACCGTAGGCTATGCAGCCTTTTGATGTGTAGAACCATGCAGCCGAACGCGCAGCTTGTTGGTCGAGCTCCAAGAGTTCAGGCTTGGTCACTAAATCAAGCTTTAACGCGGCGCTACATGCGCGATAGTTATCAAGTCCAGTAATTTGGATAAGGCCACGGCCTCGATACTTCCAACCATCGCCGGAGGCTTTATTACCTAAGCGATTGGCATAAACCAAATTAGCGATCGCATCTTGTCGAGCAGGTTGCGCTGTCGTTCGTCCGAGAGCATTGGCCTGCTGCTGAGTAATACGCTTACCAAATACCGCCACCAAAGCACCCGGTGTGTAATTCAGTGATTCAACAACCTGACGGAAACCACCAGATTCATGTGCCGTTTGAGCAATAAACATCGCCTGATCGGTTGCCGACGTAATACCAAATTCTTTCATTGCTGCATCGATGTGCGGAAACCAGCGCGCAGCTAATCCGGCGCTAATATCAGCCGCCTGTTGAAACTGTTCGAGATCCATTGAATTGCCTTACTGTTGAGGAGGGACGCCTGTCTTACTGCCGACAACACGACGTAGAACCGAGCTGAAATAATCAATACCCAAGAAGCCAATAAAGACGCTTCCGATATACGCCCATTGCTGATCAAAACGCATCAACATGAGTAGGTCTTTAATAAAGAACGCCACCAGCGCGCACATACCGGCATCAAGAATCCGTCGCCACCACGGTGAGTCTCCGTTATATATCCCCCGTAGGATAGCCATTAGACCCGCAATGAATGCGTAACTTCCCTCGCTGCGGTGCTCTGCAATCCATGTCATTAACATGGCCCAGAGCTCGGGGCTTTTGTGCATTTTCATGTTCTCCCCCCATCCACCAGCGCGGTAGGGTTATTGATGTCCAATTTTGGCTTAATCAGAATGATAATTGACGTTGATATCTAACCAAAAACATCACATCACAAGCCTAAATACATTAGATAACCTTAAGTATTGTTAAGATAAAGTTTGTTTTTAGTTGGTTTTTTATTGCCAAATGCAGGCTGGATAGCCATAATCCGATTCGCCACTCCATTGGTTCTCCAGTGTCGCTTATATATTTAATGTTTCCCTATTTAGCTTTTTGGCACCCTTGTCTGAATTCGGAGGCAAGGGCCTTTTCTCTTCTATAGGTACGTCCTATGCCACACAGAAAACTATTTTTAAAGCAGCACTCGCACCTATGTGTAACCTGCTCACAGCCAGCCATGGTTTTGTTAATGGATGATAAAAATTTTCACTCTTACAATGATGGTGAGGGAGCAAGCTACTTTGGAGGATACTTTTGTAACTTTCCTGCAGATATTGATATCCCTATGGCGGGTATCTGGAATGTCGTTATAGAACCCGCACAAAACCACACTGATTTAGCAATGAAGTGGTCAACAAAAACTGGCCACAGTTTTAGAGTTTTTCCAGAACAATCGCTCTGATTCATTGGGTGTTAAGCCACCGTTATATTGGTGGGGTCTGAGCTGGCTGTAATAACCAATGATGTAATTCGTTATTGATCTATTTGCTTCGCTAAAATTAGCGTATCCACAGTTCGGGACCCATTCTGATTTCAGGCTGCGGAAAAATCGTTCCATTGGGCTGTTGTCCCAGCAGTTCCCTCGTCGACTCATGCTTTGCTTTATACGATAACGCCACAATAACCGTCTGAATTCCCTGCTGGTATAGTGACTTCCCTGGTCAGAATGATACATAACGTCAGCCGGTTTTCCCCTGGTTTCCCAGGCCATCGTTAATGCTTTTCCTGTCAGAACTGAGTCCGGAGAAAACGACATCGCCCAGCCTATTGGCTTGCGAGAAAATAAATCCAGAACAACCGCCAGATAAGCCCAGCGTTTGCCCGTCCAGATGTAGGTCACGTCGCCGCACCAGGTCTGATTAGGTTCCGTTACTGCAAACTGGCGATCCAGATGATTAGGGATATCCACATGCTCTTTTGTGGCTTTTTTGTAGCGATGCTCCGGTTGCTGGCAACTAATAATATTCAGCTCTTTCATTATCTTACTGGCCCGCCAGCGACTCAACGGAACACCTTTTGCGCTGACCATATCGGCAATGCTCCGGGCCCCCGCAGAGCCATTACTGGCATGATGAACTTCACGAACCAGGCTAAGTATAACGATGTGTTTTGCATCAGGTTTCTGCGGTCGGCTTAGCCAGTACCGATAGCTACTGCGATGGATCCCGAACACATTGCAAATAAAGGCAACAGGAAACCGCGTCCTGAGTTTCTCAACTAACGAGAATTGTTCAGGGAGTCTGACATCAAGAGCGCGGTAGCCTTTTTTAATATATCGTTTTCCATTTCAACACGTTGTAGTCGTTTTTCTAATTCACGAATGCGAAGTTGCTCAGGCGTCATCGGAGAGGCCTTTGGGGATTTCCCTGCGCGTTCTTCTTTAAGCTGGCGAACCCATTTATCCATCGTGGATTTACCGACATTCATTGCTGTTGCAGCGGCGGCAACGCTGTAGTGCTGATCGAGTACAAGCTGGGCAGCTTCGAGGCGAAACTCGGGGCTAAAATTGCGTCTGTTACGTCCGGTCATAATGTCACCTGTTTTGACTATGAGGCGATGATATCACCTCTATTCAGGTGGCCAGATTTAGTATTCCACTTCACAATTACTTACAATCTAACCGTGCAGTAAGTATTTGCGTCTCCTCCTGGCCAACAACCACTCACAGCTAGAGATTGTTGGCTGGGCGCTAGATATGATAGAGGCAACCAAGACGTAGCCTCTAAAAGATTATTAGATATTACATCGACGTTAAACTTCGCCTGCGAACTATAGGGTTGGCGATAGAATCCTATTGTTCAATTAGATACTAACGATGATTAGCCTTAATATTTTATTAAGCAAGGCTTAGCTTTTAAAACCCATAATGACTTAATTTATAATTATTAAAATAAATAAGCTAAGAATCATCTCACCCTGATAAACATAAGACAAAAACAATACCTTTGAAAAAAAGATCATTTTCAATAACTTAACATAAAGCATTAGAGTTAATTATGATGTAATAATAAAAACAAATACTCATCATAAAATAAATAGATCTAAATCAATAAGTTGCGATTCATCCTAGGGTATCAATTACTAACTGCGTTTGATTATACATTAGCATCGCTTTTCCCTGGTGTTGGCCTATGGCCCCTCTCATCTGAAATTACGGGGGTGAGAGGTTTCTTTTTTATTACGTGTGGAGTTCCATCGAATGAAAAATAGTCGATTGTTTCTTATTGCCAACAGCTATGTAAAAGTGGTTTGCTCAGAGCCTGCAAAAATTCTTTTGATTAATGAAAAGTATTTCGACAAGTTTTGTAGAGATAGCTGGGCCGACTATCATGGTGGTTTTTTTACCAATTTCCCGGCCATTGTCGAAGTTCCATACGATGGGATTTGGAATATTGTGATTGATACTCATAGTCATGGAGACACTGAGCCTTCAGTGAGCATATCTATTTTGCCTAATCATGAATTATTAGAGCACCAAGACATGCCCAAATAGTAAGGGAAGTCTAATTACAGGCAGTTATCAATGTAGGAGTTCACCATCAACCACAACTGTCATGAGCACTGGGTAGCCACCCCACGTTGACTCCTAGATGAATACCAACTCAGTACTCATGCAGTTGTTCAGCACATCAAACGCTCCGGTTTACCCTTCTTCGCTGACTGATGTGCTGAATGCCGTGGAAAATCCTCCCGTCCACTTCTCTCACAAACTAGCCGAGATCCACGGCATGTATAAACGTAACTTATAAGTAGATTCTATTCAATCAATCTACGTTACTCCCAAACGATCATTTATTTCCCAAGCAATGGTAAAATCATCCGTTAGCAGGCATTTTTCGTTGACTAAGATATTACAGGGAGAAACGCTTCGCCCATTCTGTGATCTGTTCACCGTAGATGAACTGAATGTTGAATGATTCTGTTGGGCTCTGTACCGGCCCCAAGTAAGCAACACAGGGATACTTTTTCGGTCGATTATCAAAAATATAATCAACGATGTCAGCTTCATCAATCAGGTCATCGTCAGCAAAACAAGTAGCTCTAACCCACAAATCATATACAGCTTCGTTAAGCAGTAGTTCCATCGCATTTCTCTGTAAGTAGTTTACCCACATACAGAGTAGACGAACTCATGTTAGTTGTGCTGAAAATTGAATTCACAGATGACCACTTCCCAAATTCAGGAATATCCGTACAGCCTCCTACCATCCATCAGGGAAGTAGAGTTAGTGTATAGATGGTTGTTGGCTGGATGCCATGATCAAAAAACCCGCACTTGGCGGGTTTATATGTAATTTAGGCAACATACCAAATTAACGTTAAATATGGCTCATTTTGTTGACTTTTGCAATAACTTTGTCGTTAAAATGCACGATATCATCAATTCTTTTGTTATCTACATCACGCAATACGCCTTCATCTAATCGCTCACACTCAAGGATCAAGTGTGCCCAATGATCAGCATAGTGTTTTGACCAATTGTCCGGGGCAATCCCCAGCAAGCTCGCTAATTCACATGCTTTACGCTGCTCTCCATCCATAGCTCTGCGAGTGTAGGCATACTGCTGCACTGCCAGCCACACCAATTGTGCAAGTCGTGACGTCACTTTCTTTGTGATCCGCTTGCCTGCTAACGTCTTTTTGAACTCGTCCCATACATGTTTAGTGATCAGGACTTGATAGTCATAGTTCAGGTCATGCGCATAGCAATACCGAATCCATCCAAGCTGGTGGCCATCAAGTGTAGATATTGCCCGGCGCCACGAACTAAGACAGAACACAATTTCTTCAATTGGTGGCCTTATATCCTTACCGCCTCGAGTTTCTGCACACTTAACCGGATCAGCAATGCGAACCTGCCCGCCAACTTCGCGCACTGGCTTACGTGGATAACGTGACGTGTTTACCACTGCCGCTCCCTGAAACGCATCAAGCTGGCCTTTTGTTGCTCCGACAATGTTTGCAAGTGCCAGCGAAACGCAGCTTCTTACATACTCTAAATGCTGTAAATTCATTACTCAGCGCTCCCCACACGTTACGCTTTGAAAATTGCGCCAACACCCAGCGCGTAATTTAAAAATTCAATCAATAGGAATCGCTGATCCCCGTGTTTCTGCTCCCACGCCCCAACATCCTTGTGCAACTTGTCGTGGCACCGTCTGCATAACGGCAACACGAACAGGTCATGCGTTTTGGTTCCCATGCCACCGAGCCCGTGGTTAATCACATGATGCGGATCGTCAGCTGGTTTACTGCAACCGCAGCACTTTTGCGTTTTTACCCACCGCGTGTATTTCTCACACTCCCACCGCTGTAACTTAGGTTTCAACATAAAGCTCGCTGGTGGCGCTTCATCACCCGAAAGCTTGATAACGGGTTTTACCTGCTCCACAAGATCGGCAACAATAGAGAATGGATCTGGCTCCCACGGGTTAATATCCGCCTCTTTCGTTGTGCCTCCGATGGTGGGGAGTTCCATCCCAGTAATAGCGTACGCAGGAAGAAGGTCTGCTACACCGTTTAGCGTCGCCCACCAGCACACCTCAGCAAATGAAATCTCTCGCCCTTCACTCAGATCCAGTTTGATGCGAATGGCCTCGAGTAAGCATTCAATCCTGTTCTGCATAGCAATCGACATCATGGCTTCTGTGAAATGCGTGCGAGTACGATTATCACAACTCCAGCACAGCCGAACCGCGCTGCCCTCATAGGGTGTTGTCACTAGCTCTTTATGGTGCCAATCCGCATGCCACTGGCATTCATCCTTCTCATCGAGCCATGTGAGCAAACTATCCAACCCACCAGCTGCTCGATAAACACGATCATTAGCCCAGAAAGCAGATAGGCGCGGATCTGCGGCTAATGTCTGATGTTCTGCAGGAATTTCACCCGTTGGCAATTCACGCAGAGCACGGGGTTCATCAGAAATGTACAGGCGTTGCTGTTGTTTGAAATGATGCATCAGACCGGTACCGGGGCGCAGTAGCACTACGCCCAGATCTGACTGAGGAAACGCAGTCAGTAACAATCTCATGCTGCCACCAGCTTTTCAGCCATACGACGAACTTGCGCCAGAAATGCATCACCCCGAGTGATTAGATCATCGCGGGTGACATAACTGATTGCTGGTCCACGCCATTGCTTATCCAGAATGACCACCGCTCCAGCAAAAAACGCGCCGGTAGGCTTTTGCTTCTCATCAGCAGGCTTAAACCACACAGGCAGATCAAAGCCGATACGCCCACGAATGAAAGCAACATGATCGGCTTCTTCTGGCCACCACACTTCGCTTGTCGCAGCCTTAATCAGGAGGATGTAACGACCGCCCTTCTCACGCATAGCCATCGCATGATCGATAATGTGGCGCATGCCTGTGACATATTGCCCTTCATACTCTTTAACGCGGCTGTACGGTGGGTTTGCGTATGCCGCACCGCCTAGCTCTTTTAGACGTTCTGACCAGTCCTGAGTAAGTGCGTTATCTTCAGCGGTGTAGTACGCGTCACATTTGGCATTATCAGCATCAGCAAACAGATCGAGAGTAATTTGCCCGAACATAGCGTTAATGCCCCAAAACAATGAATCTGGAGTACGCCACTGATCGCCAACGTCTTTTAGGTAGTGTTCAGACTCTGCACGTTGTGCTGCTAAATCGGCGCAGTATGGGTTGATATTCATATTCACGACAGCACCTCCAAGCTGACAACCGTTTCAAAATCCATTCGCGGATCAGCTGTTACATACGTCGCACGGCAATGAATTGAGCACTGGTTACGGCATTTCACTGCGTGTTCCATATCTTCTTCGGTACCACAGTTCTCAATGACTCGGGACCATTCATATTCAGCGCGGCGCCACTGCTTTGATGCTTCGCAACGTCTAGCTCTTTCCTGATGAAGTTGAACCAGTGCTGGGCGATGGCGACGAATAACTGGCATGGTTTTAATTTTCATGATCATGTTCTCCAGCCAGTGGTTGGCGCTGAATATTCCTGCTTCGAGAAATCCATATTGACGTAGCTTGCTGGCTGTTTTGCTTGCGTGCCTGTAGGCCACTGAGATCTTGGCAGTCGACCAGCGGCCACCCATTTGGTCGCCGAACTGAGATATGCGGGGAATTTTGCTGGGCGAAACAGCGTCACCGGATTCAGGTTCGCTGAAAAATCAGGATTGCTGGCCCAACGCTCGACACTGAAATCCACAACCAACACCAGCTCGTCAGTGGTGAACCCTTCACGCAGTCGGCCACGGATATTCTCGAGTGACGATTTGCAATTCTGGTACCGAGATGCGGTTACTTGGTTCAGGTGTTTGAGTACCTGAATGGCCTGATCGGTGATTTCAACCTCAGGGTCGGCCGGAGGCTGACAAAAGGTTTTAATACTTGATGGTTCAGGTGTTGATGTTACTGATGGATCGCCCCCAGATTCTGACGGGTGAAAACCGCCCTTTTTGCTGGATTTCGACGCGTCGGATTTTGACCCGTCAAATTTTGAGGCGTCAGATTTTGACGGGTCAGATTCTGACGCATGAGCAGCTAGGCGAAGTTTCTCAACATTGAGCTGGTAAATATTGCTGGCGTTCCTGTTACCTGCTCGGCGTTGTTGGCGGCTAATCCACCCTTCTCGCTCCAGTTTCCCCAGCGCTGTACGTACGGTGCTTTCACCCGCACCAATCTGGCGAGCAATGGTGGTCACTGAGGGCCAGCTTTTGCCCTCGTCACTGCTGAAATCTGCCAGACGAGCCATGATGGCCACCTCTGAGAGTTTTAACCCCGCAGCTGCGCAACCGTCCCAGACGTAACCTGATAACTTGTTGCTCATACGTCGATCCTTTCAAAACGAGAGCGAAAGAGAATGAGCGGCGATGCACACTCAAAGTCATAGCCCTGACGGCGATAAATCACTTTCTGGTTAATCCGGTCGTAACGGATAACGTGGACAACAGTCCCTTTCCTATCGCGATAGAAGCGATCAAGAGAAGCAATACCGTGTGTCATGACGTCCTCCGCTTTCTTGCTATAACACCCACAATAGCCACCGCCCTTCTGTGGTTACATGGCACCCAGCGGTTTGCTATTCTTCGTTCATACCGTAATGGCGCTGGTGGCCGGACGTTTGTAGCTGGTAAGCAACGCAGTTGCGGCGCCAGAGTATTTACTGTTAAATTGCTCACGCGATTATTTCTCCACACAAGAATGTTTCGCACCCGACGCCAAGAGCTGCATACTCTTGGCGTCACCTTCTCCCCACAACATTTCTGAAATCACCCAAATCTCAGCTATCAAAGACTGTGCGCGATACCCTTTAGCCCGTAGTCGTTTGCTTTCTTCTCGATCAAGCACGCCATCGTTGGTGAACTCGTTATGCGCCCGGCTAAAGTCACCCAGCGCAGCGAGCAGATCGTTAAACTTGTGCAGCAGCTCCTCATTCCCGACCTGATCGACATCAGGCAATTTCACGAACACACCACCAGCGCGTTTGCACATAGCCTCGGTAATATCCGTGCGACCGGAAAAGGCCTCCATTTGGATGACCATGCCGAACGGCACCATTTGCCCACCGATCTGGCGAACGCGGTTACTCAGCGCGTTATGGGTACCATCGTGCGAAAGCTGTTGCGCCATCGCTTCATACCCACCCGGTGTAGAAGTGATCAGCTTGTGCATTGCTACTGTCATATCAGCCGGGGCTGGAAAGTTCTTGTTGTCCACAGCGTTGGTCCTTTTTTTGTGGTTTTACTTTTGGTCTGGTTACTTATGATTTATGGCTACAGGACATCTCCTCGCTTGTTGGTTTGTGATTTGGAAATGGCTTGATCTCTTCAGCTCGGACTGTTCCGTCCAACTGTTGAATAACGTTTACATTGCGCTTTGTTCTGATCGCCTTACTGATAGCTGTTTGATGTACACCAAGCGTTGCGGCCGCGGTAACCTGCCCCTTCTCCTTGACATAATCAGCTAGTGAAACGACTCTCACTGAACACCTCCTGACTAGATGAAAGTCCAATAATAATACCCAAAGTATTATTTAAATCAATACCTGAGGTATTCGCATTTTTATGACTAAAGGTATTAAAATCAAAGAATGAAAAACCAAAAGACATTGACGCCAGATCAGCTTGAAGACGCCAAGCGACTAAAAGCGATTTATGAGGCTAAAAAGAAAACACTGGGACTAACCCAGCAATCTATCGCCGACGAGCTGAATGCGAGTCAAGGTGCGGTTGGTCATTATCTAAATGGTAGGAATGCGCTTAATACAAAAGCCGCAGCTGTATTTGCCAAGATGCTAAACATCAGCATTTCAGACTTTAGCCCTACTCTTGCAAAGGAAGCACAGCAAATGGCGTCATCACTTGATGCCAATGTTAAAAATCCAATTCCTTATGCTCGCGGCAATCTCTATCCAGTCATTAGCTGGGTAAGTGCTGGCGCATGGGCTGACGCTTGCGAGCCCTATACTCTTGATGATATTGATGAATGGTTCGAATCAGATGCTACTGTTTTTGGCTCTGGTTTTTGGCTGCGTGTGCAAGGCGATTCAATGACAGCCCCTAGCGGCATCAGTATTCCTGAAGGTACTTTAGTGCTTATAGATACGGGCAGAGATCCTGTGAATGGCAGCTTAGTCATTGCAAAACTAACGGATGCGAATGAAGCCACATTTAAAAAATTGATCATCGATGGTGGAGCTAAATATCTCAAAGGTCTGAACCCTGCATGGCCTCTCGTTCCAATCAATGGCAACTGTAAAATTATCGGAGTCGCAATCGAAACCAAACTGAGATTAGTTTAGTCCTGCATCTACCCTCTAAAGAGCTCTCTAAACTGTTGGGCTCTCTGTCTTATCCTCAGCAGTTCACCCCGCAAAAAAATAAAATCACTTAACTTTCAATAAAATAATATCCAAATATTAAATTAAAATACCGCTGGTATTGATTTAAATAATACCTAAGGTACTATTAATTCATCCCAGAGATACTCGTTACACTTGTTTTGGCTTGTGAGGGGTCTCAAGCAGAGTGGGTGGCGTAGCTCAGTTGGTAGAGCGTCACAAGCGTTCATAGCGTAGCGGGTACGCGCTGGTTCAAGTCCAGCCACCACTGCTCATTTATGTGGAGAATTATTAGAGAACCTATCTGTTTGTGTGAATTTTAATTAATTCGCACCGGAGATACTCATACCTAAAAAATGTGGAGGAATAATCGTGACGTTAAGCGAATTACCAGCAAAGACACTCGTTAAGCAGGCGCATGCAGGCACCAAGCTAGTGAGAGGGCAATACCCGGAGGCCGCAGCAATATTGCGTGAGGTCACTACTCGGTATGACGTGTTGTATGAAGTGCGTCTGCAAGCCAAGGATGCAGAAAGAAAGCCTGAGCTTGTAGATTTGAGCCAACAGATAGAACTACTAAACAGAGTCCTTAGCTGGATTTTGAAAGAGCTTCCTACGCCAACACAAAAGGCTGCAGCAATGGCCATGAGGCTAAGCTCGGTAATAGAGATCATTTCAAATCTTGAACTCCCAGCACAGGGGCAGAAAAATGACTAACTCAATCGTGATCGACATTGAAACTATGGATGTACGCCCTTCTGCTTTAATCCTTTCTATTGGGGGCTTCGCTTTTGATATCTCAAACATCGAGAAGACACGCAGTTCTATTCTTGAAGTTAGCCGAGATCTAGATGTAGCCGAATATTCCCCATATATCTTTTACGCACTTGTGGATACGTTCAACCAGCTCATGTCTGGCCGTTCTGTTGGCAAAGATACTCAGTTCTGGTGGAGAACTCAGGGGGAAGATGCTCATGAAGCTTTAGCCGGTGAGCGCCATTCATTAAGCACGCAACTGCTGAACTTATCCAACTGGATCGCTCAGCATAATGATGCCCGGATATATTTTCGTGGTACTGATTTTGATGGCTCCATTTTGGAACATGCTTATCGCCAATGCGGTTTGACCTGCCCTTGGAAATACAACGGCAAGCGAGACGTCCGCACGTATATCGATGCGCTAACTGACAGCCAAAAAGGTTACATCGTGGACCACCAGCCATGTTTTCAGATTATTAAGCATCATGCACTGCATGATGCAATGAATGATGCTGAGCAAATGGTCATAGCCTACTCTGGCAACATGGCATCCCATTAAAACTGATTATTAGTACCCAAACTACCCGCCAGCTCATACTGTGCTATTGGGCTGGCTATCGAGGAATGACTATGGCGCGAATGCTTCCATTGCTGGAGTGGGCAAAAGAGGAATTTGGCGACCTCGCCCCTAGCGAAAGAATCTTAAAAAAATATGCCAAGGGGCAGATGATCGTCCCACCTGCTCAGAAAATTGGTCGAGAGTGGATGGTTGACCGCAATGCTCGATATGTGGGCATGCTGGCAACACCTGTACTCTCAAAGACGGCAAATCCAATGCTAAAAAGGATTATTTCAGATGGCTGCTCGTCCACGCTCGCATAAGATCACTATACCGAATCTGTATAGGAAATTAGATAAGCGTAATGGAAAGGTCTACTGGCAATATAAGCATCCTATCACCGGTAAATTTCACAGCTTAGGGTGCGATGAAGATGAGGCCAAACAGGTCGCTAGTGAAGCAAACGTAATTATTGCTGAGCAGCGTACAAGGCAAATCCTGTCTATTAATGACAAAATTGCGCAGTTAAAAGGCTCGAGAGAATCCATTACTGTTTCTGAGTGGCTTGATAAATATATAACCATTCAGGAAGAACGAATTAAAAACGAGGAATTAAGACCCAATACTTACAAGCAGAAAATAAAACCCGTCCGTCTGTTCCGTGAACACTGTGGTATGCAGTATTTAAAAAGCATTACTACTCTCGATATCTCAGAGATTGTCGATCCAGTAAAGGCCGATGGACACAGTCGTATGGCTCAGGTCGTTCGAATGGTTCTGATTGATATATTCAAAGAGGCCCAGCACGCTGGGCACGTGCCTCCAGGCTACAACCCTGCACAAGCAACCCGACAGCCCCACAACAAAATCTCACGACAGAGATTATCTCTTGTGGAGTGGCAGGCGATTTTCACACAAGCAGATCACCACCCAGCCTATCTCAAGAGCGGGATGCTATTAGCATTAGTCACCGGCCAAAGGATCGGAGATATATGCGCGATGAAGTTTTCGGATATTTGGGATGACATGTTGCATGTAACCCAAGAAAAGACAGGCATGAGATTGGCGATCCCACTGAGCCTCAGATGCAACGCGATTGATATGAGCCTTAGAGATGTAATTGCGGTATGCCGCGATGCCGTGGTCAGTAAGTATTTGGTTCATTTTAGGCATTCAACATCTCAAGCCACATGCGGCGGAAATGTATCGGTAAGTTCGCTGACAACGACTTTTAAGAAATCACGCAACAATTGCGGTATCAGTTGGGAAGAAAAGACAGCACCAACCTTTCACGAACAAAGATCGTTATCGGAACGACTCTATCGAGAGCAAGGAGTCGATACGCAAAAACTACTTGGGCATAAATCAAAAAAAATGACAGATAAGTACAACGACGATCGGGGGAAAAATTGGATGGTTGTTGCTATATAA